CGCTTGGGTTACCGATGGGATACCCGTGGCTAACCCGTGGCTAACCCATGGGTTTTCACCGCCGAACCTTTCCGAATCCCCCACCCCGGAATCCGGCCATCACTCGGGTCGGTTCGTGGCGCTCGGCTTTCCGTGGGATCGCGGAGCGGTCGATGACCATCCCGCGCTTGATTGCTTGGTGCGAAAGGCTGAACGCATCCGCGAAATGAGATGACCAATCATGCACCGGCACATCCTTGATGGTCACGCCATCGCGTTCTTCCTTGGAATGGTAGGCGTCGAGCGCCTCGATGCCGTCCGCGCAACCGGCCTCGTTGATATGAATGCGAGGGAACGCATCGTTGGCGAGGTTGATGCCATCCCAAACGCTGATCTGCCGTGGCACAGGAACCACGCCGGTCAGCCCGCTGCGACCGAGCGCCTCCTGCCAGAGTCCGCCGACCTCCGCTGCGGCGTCATGCGGGATGAAGTGACCCCCGTAGCCGTATTGGCGCTCCTTGAGCCTCGCCGCCCAATCCGCAGGCGTCTTGCACTCGTCCGACCCGGAGAGAGATTCTAGGTAGTTGATGCGGTCGCCGACCATCTGCCACACCCACACCTTCTGGTTGAGCGGAGCGCCCACATCCCATGAGGTGTAGACCGGCAGTTCCTTGAACCACAGGATGTCGTTGGTGATGCGCTTCTCGGCTCGGGCCTTTTCGAGCGAGCGAACATAGATCGCGCCCGGGCGACCGATGTTGAACGAGCATTCGTATTCCTGTTGGAACGCATTCTCCGTGGTCCCGCGCCGGATGTCGCCGAGTTCCTCCTCGGGAATGATGTGGCTCTCGCTCGCCTTGAGCATGAGCGTGAACCACTCGTTGTCCGCACACGCCCGGTTCCACATTTTCCAGAAAATGTTTCGCCCCTTCGGCGTTCCCACCCATGTCGCCCAGCCTTGATAGTCGGTGAGCGTGGGCCGGATGACATTGTCCCACGCTGCCGGGTCGAGATCCGCCGCCTCGTCCATGACCACGCCATCGAGGTAGATGCCGCGCAGGCGCTCGTAGGCTTCGCCAGAGTAAAGCCGGATCGTGGCCTCGTTGTGGAAGGTGATCGCGAGATCGGCCTTGTTGATGACCACGCCGGGGATTTGGCTGGTGAACTGAACGAGGTATTTCCACGCGATGTCCTTCGCCTGCTCGCGGGTCGGAGCCACATAAGCGTAGCGGAGCGGTGGCCCGCTGCGCTTGTGCGTGAGCGCCTTGGCGATCAAGTCTTGGATGCACACAAACGACTTCCCGGCGCGGCGGTGCAGCACCATCACCGACCAGCGTTGCGTCCGGTGCAGGTAGCTCGCGAGTTGGGGGCGCGGGATGATGTCGATGTTGATCATGGCTGTTTCCACATCCAAACCCACTTGTCTCTTCCGGGCCTTCCAGATCGTGTATCGGTTCCAGATACAGAACGACCGACCCGCTTCCATCCATCAAATCTGTAGGTTTGACCATTGTGCAGGTCGGCGTCTTGGTAGCTCACGGCATGTTCGTATCCGAGTGCAGGGAACACAAACTCCCTCCACAACCGCAGAGCAACACGGCAAAGGCCGCTGCGAGCAGCACATAGGCGCGATAGCTCGATGGTGTTGTCACGGGTCATCCATTTGCAACCACCACCCACAACCGGCGAGATTAAGTTGCTTGCGGTCGTGACCGCCACGGCTCGGCCTTCGTGAACTATCGCATGGCAAGTTGCGTCTTGATTCCCTCGGTGAAGCGGCCCCATTTTGTGACCCCAGTTTTGAAGACACAAATTAGCTTCTTTCAACGAGACTTGATGAAATTCAACAAACGGAATCAAAAGCGGATTGATGTTAGTTTCCACCGATGCGGATGTTGATGTCCATGGCCCCGGCGACCTCGATCTTCTCCGGCTCGTTCCATCCCATCGCCTTCGCGAGCATTTCCCCGTATTTCGCGCAGGTCGCCGATTCCGGCGGCATTTCCATGAAGCGGTCGCGGAGCGTTTCGAGATATGTCTCGCGTTTGTAGTTGAGCTTGGCCTCGGATTTGGCGCGGAGTTCTTCAATTCGGGCGGCTACACTTGCATTTCCTTGCAATTTGCAAGCGGCACCATCGGCTCCCTTTTCCGAGTAACCGGCGCGGATGTAGGCTTGCGTGAGCGAGAGACCGCTCGCGACACCTTGACAAAACGCCTCCTGTTTTGGGTTCAGTTTCATAGAGTTGATGGTATCAGTCAAAACTTGTCTTGACAAGATTCTCGGTTCTCCCCCTCATACTCCCCCTGTTGTTGCTTTTTTGAAGGTGATTCTGATGGACATGCCTTCTTGGTCTTTGTGTTTGGCCTTAACTTGTCGGAACGAGATTTCAACTGACGCCGGATCGTCGTCCGGAATGAGTCCGCGCTTTCGGATAGCGTCGATGAGGAATTTGCAGCCACCAGCAAAGTTGTCAGCATCGAGTGGGTGACAGGCGATGCGAGTAATGCGGAGTCCAAAGCGTGGCTGGCCTTCAGTTTCTCCTTGGACAAGGCAGTCCAGTGTTTGCCGAGGATGCGGTTGAGGGATGGGGTGAGGTGATCCGGGAGCCACAGATTCAGTTCGTGCGAATGAGCCATCTGGTTTTTCGGTGTAGCCGAGCTTTCGGAGTTGTTCATGGGTCCAGTTCATCGTTTTTTTCGCTCCCGCAGCATCTTGATGATCTGCGGAAATTTCGCCGGGTAAAATGCCGCATCTTTGATTTTGTCCGCCGGTAATGGTGGAGTCATAATCGAGCAAATTTGCTTATACGACCGGCTTTTCAGAAAATGCCGAGCCGTTCGCCGTGCCTCCACGATGATCGCTTGTTGGTGTTTGCTTTTGTAGTAGTGCTTGTTCCAGATGTCCTCGACCGCCTGCAAAATGATGTTGCAGGCAAGGTCTCGGACTCCTTCCAAGTGGTAATCAGAAAGGGATTTCGTCACCTTCGTCGTCGTGGGTTTTTTCGACATGGGTCTTGATTTCCTTCGCGGCCTGCGCGACCGGGATGAGTTGTTTCGCGTTGCCAAGGATCGGCATTTCGATCTTCGCGGCCCGCTCCTCCTTGGTGACTTGCTGTTTCACGATGTAGTCCCCGTAGTCTGATTCCGGGGTGTCGATGAGGATGAGGTCGGCAAAGATCGCCTCTTTGCCGTTCTTGCGGGTGATCCGCTTGAAGCGGGCTTTGTCAAGTTGAGTTACATCAATAGATAATGTGATCATGTTAGTATTGGATTGGTTGTTCGTCTGGTGGGAGAGTGTTCAAAAAGGCGACCGCCTTGCCGGACCCGGCGACCTCCGCTGCGGTCACGCAGTTGTCGGAAATCACCCCGTGGTTTTGCAGGATGTTCATCGTCTCGGTTTCGTTGAGCCGGTGCGCCTCGATGTAGTGTTCTAGCGTGTTCATGGTATCAGTCAAAACTGCGTTGGATGATGTTTGTTAAAATCCGAAATCCGCTTTATTTTCTCGAAGGTATTTTAATGGAGGTGTAATGTAGTTGTTGGTTGATCTGTAGATAATTCCTGCTTCATATTTTTCGGGGTTGGCCCTCTTCAAAACGCGGCGCATTTTAACCTGCACGCTTGTAGGCGTTATGTGAAGGCTGCGTGCAACATCTGTCACATTTTCACCTTCCAGAATCCGCTTAATAATGTCATGGTTTTTATTCAATATATGAAAATTATTTAATGCCCACTCCATTAGCTTTTTGTGGAACTGCTCTGCTTCAGATTTTTCCCACCCGAATTCCTCTGCACATTGTATAAAATTGTCTTTTTGCTCTCGCAAAAAAAACGCGAGCATATCGGCTTCAATAAATTTAAGTTTCATGTCTTAATAATTTTTGTAAACTCCGAGAGCCGCCGGAGGATCGGCTCGCCCCTGTCGGGCGAGAGCATTTGCTTCAGCGGTTCGCGGCCCGCATTCGCCGTCCAGATGATTGGAAGTTCATGGGAGGATCGGTGTTCCAGCAGGTCGAAGAGTTCCAGTTCCGCCCGCTCGGTGAATTTGTTTTTCCCGAGGTCATCGAGCAGCAGCACCTTCGTTCGGCGGCAGCGTGTCAGCGTGTCCTCCGCTAATGCCTTCGCCTGCGGATCGTCGTGCCATTGGTCGGCGCAGGCTTTCGCGAATCCCGTGGCCGTGATTCCGAAAACGCGAACCCCGCTGAAATGCAGACGCTTGAGCAGCATCCACGCCGCCCGGGTCTTGCAGGTTCCCGCAGGACCGACAAATCCGAGACCTTGGGGAGAAAACTCCCATGCCTCGCATTCGCGCAGAAATGCCGCTGGAATGCGTTTAGAGTCGCTTTCGCGGTAGATTGGTGGGCAGATAGTGTTGAACGCCTCCTGCCGCCTCTCCTGCTCCTCTGCGGCCTGCTCCTGCTTGAGCTTCTCGATGCGCTTGAGGTCACACTCGTCGCAGAGGATTTTCACATTCGGAAAAATCCGGAGCAAATCCTCCCCCGGCGCTGGAACCGAGTTGTAGCACGACTCGGTCGCGCAGCATTGCACCGTTACCATGCGAGATCGACCTCCTTGACTTTGGCTGGCGCGAGCGCCGGTTCGACCTTGTTGAGCCAGTTGATGACAAACTGCCGGGTCTTCTTGCGCCCGGGGTGCGCCAGCAACCACGCATCCATCTTGCGGGACTCCGCATCGACATCGATTTCGGGGTAATGCCTCCGCATCTCCGCCCAAAACTCCTCATCCAGCAGGTAGGTCTTTTTGCGATCAGCGCCTACTTCTTCGTTAGAAGAAGTATTAGAAGATGTAGACTGAAGAAGAAGAGTTGCCTTTTGGTTGGAACCATTTTGCAAGCACCCTACCAAGGGTGGTTGAACGGTGGTTGAACCACCCTTGAGGTTTTGCCTCTTTTCAGCCGATTTCCTGCCACCTTCGCGGCTTTTTTCTGCCCAAGCATCCTGCTTGTCCCTTTCACGCTCCAGCCGGTCATGCACCAGCAAAGCAGGCTCCAAGGGGTGCGGTTGGAACATGGTTGCAAGGGTGGTTGCAAGGGTGGTTGAAGCACCCTTGCCGATGAGGCGGGCGATCTTGTCCGGATCGGATGGGATGGACCCGTGTTGCCAGCATGACGCCAGCAACCGCAGATACGCGCCCTCCTCCTCCAGAGTCAGCAGGGAAACCCGCTGCGACCCCAGCCAATCCCCGGGGTAGAATTGAAACGCCGGTCGTTTAGTCATGCGCCCCCCTATAAACGGCCAGCACCCGTGCGTGAGCTTTCGCCCGCTTCGCCTTGCGGTAGCAGAGGTGACGAATCACCCCTGCCTTGACCGCTGCGGAAAACCTCGCGCCCATCGCGTTCGGGTGCGGCGGCTCCGGAACCCACGGACGGACATCCTCCGCCGTGAATTCCGCTCCGTTCCGAGCCAGCCAATGGATCACTTGATCCGCAGTCGCCTTCCAATCCTCCGGCGTGTTCCCGTCCACCGCGAGGATGCCCCGGTCGCGCAGTTCCTCGCCGGTCATTTGGATTTCCCTTTCTTCGGTTTGTCCACGACCAGTTTCACGATCTCCGCTCCACGGCGGGATTCTTCCTCTTGCACCGCAATACCCATCTTGGCGCACCATTCGCGAAACCGCTTGCCGCTGGCTTTCCCCCCGCAGAGATCAACCAATTCATCAAGGCCGGACTTCCCAGCGACCGCCGCCCGGACGATGGAAAGCCGGTCGAAGTATTCGTTCCCAGCCTGCTTCTGGAGTTTCCATCCCGGCACATTCACGCCTGCCTCCATGTCCACCTTCGCCGCCGTCTTCACCTCGTCGTAGAAGTCCACGAACTGCGCGGCCTTTTGCAGAAAAAGCCCCAGCCGAGCCGGATCGCTGACGATCTCGGACTTGAGCGCCTCAAGCGACATTTCCGGTTCCTCGACCACCGCCAGCGTCTCCACCACCGGAGCGGTTCGGGCGACACAAGTGTCGGCCTTCCGGCACCATGAGCAGTAGTCACAGGAGGTCGGCTTGCGATTTGGGTCGCTCGCCGATGCCACCACATCCGCCACCACCGCCGATGCCTGCGCGTGGTTAAACTCCAAGCGCGTGAACTCCCGCTGGTCGCAGAAAAGCAGGACAAAAG